GCCGGGTAGGCGACTGTCAGCGTGTAACGCTGCTCCATGTCAGCCTTGATCAGGAGGCCTACCGTGCCCTCGCCTTTCCAGGTTTCCTGCCTGGGGCCGGGCTTAGGGCCTGGCTTAGGCTCGGTGGTGATGATGATGTCATCACCGGAGATTCTGACTTCAGCCAAGTTAGTTTCCTCTTAAGCGGGCAGCAGGGCGCAGCGGCACATAGGGTGCTGCGGCGGCGCTATGGCGCCGCTCGGGAACGGATTGCCGTAGAAGCGCGGCCCGGCTGCTTCGTTGGCCATGCAAACCGGGCAGACCTTAGCGTCGTCCTCGGTCTGCCACCGGACGTTGTAAATCCCGTTAGCCCGGTAAACCTGGTGGGCACCCGCGCTTACGGCGCGGGTTACCTCTGTCTGGGCGATCATCTCAGCGGACTGCTCATTGCCGAGCATGTCCCCGATCTCACGTTCAGTCTCAGCCCTGCTCAAGCCAAGGCTGAGAATCCTCGCTATCCGGTCCAGCCGGGTCTGCACTATCTCGGTTATCCAGGTTCGCCCGGATGCCTCTACAAGCTCGTCAGGGCTATGCGCAGAGGGCGTTCCGGCCACCTGGGTACCCGCGTCTATCCCAAGGTGGTAAGCGGCTCCCCAGAGCCGCTGTAGCACCGGCCAGAGCCTCGCTTCCAGTTCACCCCGGATCGGCTGCGAAGACAGCCATGCGGCGGCCACAAGGCCGCCCTCAGCGGCCTCAGCGGCAAACCAGGCTGAGACAAGGGCGGCAACGCCCATAGTGGCGCCGCCTAGCGCTGCGGTTACGGCTGGGGTGAACTGGGCGACAAGCGCCAGGTCTCGCTGCCATGCTGGCCAAGCAGGCTGTACGGGCCTTGGCTGGACTGGCTTAGGCTGCTGTCTTTTGGGCCAGCACCACTGGCCTTGAAGACCAATCGGGGGTCGTCGTGCAGGTTAGGCGCTAGCTCCGCTGCGACTTCCTTGGTCAGATGCTCGCAGACAAACTGCCGTGAAGGCTGCTGATGCTTAGAGGACCATCTAAGCCAGGCCCGTAGTTCCTCTTGGGCCATTAGCATTTCACTCTTACTGGCGGTCGCCTTAGGGGCGACCGACCTGACGGCCCTGGTCTTGTTGCCGGGCTTCCCGGTAGCAGCTGCCGGGCTCGACCCCTGGTCCTTAACCTGGCCGGTCTCGCTATCAACCTGCTCACTGGCGGGCTCAACCAGGATGCCCGGCTCAACAACCTTGCTAGCGCCCTCGAAGAACACGACACCACGCTGGGTCTGAAGCATCGGCATGTCAGCCTCAGCGAAGCTGAACGCCGGTAGGCCTAGTCTTTGCCGGTCTTCGTTAAGTGTCCTGCGCCCGGTGGCTAGCTGGCGCTCGGCAACCTGGTCAACGGCTGCCTCGTCCTCTTCCTCCAGGCCCAGGAAGCAGAACTCAAGCTCGGCGGGCATGTCCAGCTGAGTGCGGCAGATGTAAGTGATGAAGTTCTGCATCCACCGGATATCAGGCAGGCGGCCCTTGCGGAACTGGATATCCTCCTGGCCCTCATGGAACCCGGTGGAACCCAGTCCCCCGGTCTCGGGGAAGCCTAGTTCGGTGATCGTCACGCCGTAGTGCATGCAGACCAGCTTGAGCAGGTAAAGGTCATAGTCGGCCTTGTACCGCTCGTTAAGCTGTGTCGGCAGCTGCGGCTCGATACCGGGGGGCAGCAGGCCGAACCTGTAACGTTCCTTAGTCTTACCGGAGTAACGGTCGTTAAAGGCCCGTTCCCAGTCAAGCAGCTGGGCGGCGGTCCATTCCTCGTCAACCCCGGTGTTCTTGAAGAACTGGGCTGGCATGGTGCCCTCGGTGTACTCCGACAGCATCCACTCAAACCGCTTAGACCACATGAGGCCGCTTAGCAGCGCTTGCTCGGTGGGCGAGTAGCCGTAAGGCGTCCAGTTGCGCCGGACCCGCCGCCGGTAGATCAGCTGGGTAGACGACAGCCCGCCTGCTACCATCGGCGTGCCGTCCAGTTCGGTCATGTCAGCGGTGAACTCGCCTCGGGGGAAGGCGTAAAGCAACTGCTGGTAGGCCGGGCTGGGCGGCATGGGCCGCCCGCCTGTCTCGTCAAGCAGCGGCTTGATCGTGGACCCGTCTATTACCATCAGGTCCTTCGTCTGACCGCCGTAGGTCTTACGCGGATAGACGGCTATGGCATCCCAGACAAGCTGCTCTTCCATGACCAGGGCGATCCAGTCGGCGAACTCGATGCCATTGCGCCGGTCAGGGCAGCCAAGGAAGTCGCTAACCCGGTTGATCTCGGATTCGTACTTCTGGCGAAGCTGCTGGGCTACGTCGTTGCTGTCGGTCCTGGACGAACGGGCCATCCGCTCAACCGTCGTGGCACTCGGCTGAACCTGCCAGTCCATCGTGGAAAGCTCTGTCTTGCGCAGTTCGATGCACGCCCGGTAAACGGGCGTGTCAGCGGCTTTCCTGAGGGTGTCCCAGTTGGTGTGATACTGGCCGGGTATCTGGAGGTTGTAGGCGACCGGGTACTGCCAGATACGCGGTTCCGGCATTCCCGAGTCTTCACGGGGCTTGTCAAGGGGCTCATAGCGCAGCGGGTAGTCCGGGCCGAACAGTGCCCGCCTCCACTGCTCAGGAACCGGCAGCGCCTTGCCGTCAGCCCCGATGTCCAGGCCCCCGGACGCCCTTACCAGCTGGTTGATCTGGTCGGTAAGGTCCCTTGTGGAGCCGCCGTACTTCTCGGGGCTGGGAGTGGCCGCCTTAAGGGCGGCCAGTTCCTTCTTGCGAACCCAGGGCATTAAGCTGCCGCCCGGCCGGGGAAGGTCATAGCGGTACCAGAACGAGACTGTAGGTAGCGCATGGCGGCATAAAGGATGTCCGGGTCGTCGCGCAAGTTACCTATCCCGACGTTGCATTGACGGCACAACAGGCCGCGAATCCTGCCAGTCTCATGGTCGTGATCCACGCACGGCCTCTTTGAGTGCTGAGACCTGTCAAACGGCTCATAGCAGATGGCGCACCGCTGATCTTGTGCTTTCATCAGGAAGTCATAAACTTCAGGACTCAATCCATACTTGCCCTTAGCCGCCCTCTGAGGCGTGTAGTTTTTCCGTGCCCACCTGGCCGCATAGGCACGCGCGCACGAACGACACTCGTTCCGAAGGCCATCCTTACGGCGTTTATCAGCCCGAAACTCAGAATGAGGCTGCTCGGTCTTACACCAGGTACAAAGCTTCACGCGACTACTTGACCTGCGATGGCCTGGAACCACTCGTTCGCGCCGCGCTTAGGCGTGTAATACGCTAGCAACAGGGCCTCAGCGTTGTCCGGGCTGCGGCCCAGCCGTTTACGGATTTCGTCCTTAGACTCAAGCTTGACGCGGCCCTTCAAGTCGTGTTCGTATCTCGGTTCAAGCAGCTGTGCAATCGTTGAGTCCGCGTTATCCATGCCGGACAGGTCCCAGGCCCGGTCCTGAGAGGCGAGCCTGCCGCATTCCCACCACAGCTGGGAACGCAGGTTGTAGAACTTCTCAGGCTGCTTGGCCTTCTCAGCCACGTTGACCCCGTAAACCTTTGCGCTGTGGATGCCCAGTTCCCTCAGGTTCCGCAGTTCGCCTACCACCCCGGCGCCTACCCCGATCGAGTCCACCTTGACCGCCGTGGCCCCGGTCTCCCTGATCGCATGGACGATGAGCCTGGAAATGGTCTCAGGCTCGTCAGAATGCTCTTTCCATTCCCGGCCGCCTGCCATCCCCCGGCGTTCCCGGATAACCGTCTCGTCACCGCCGCCGCCGACGTCCACGCCCAGTTCCACCGGGACCAGCTCACCAGCTGCCCTGGGTGTTTCCAGCCTGCACACGCTGACATCGCTGAGCCGGACACAGCCCCACGGGTGATCCGTGGGGAACTCGCCCAGGACCTTGGCGATATAGAGCGGGTTGTCTATCCCCCACTCAGCGGCCCGCTGGGCTACCCATTCCTCGTCAGTGAGGATGTCCTTGAAGATAGCCGGACCCGGCTCGCCCGTGAAGTTGGGCGAGTCGAAACAGCTGATCTTGAACGATTCCCAGCCAGGCCATCCAGAACAGACTTTCCGGAAATGACTATTGGGATCGTCCGGGTTCCCGATGGCAAGAATACGGCAGTGAGGGCCGGTGGTGATGGTCTCAACTGCCGTCCAGAGCCATTCAGGGATGCCGCAGGCTTCGTCAAGGATGACGAGGACATACTTGCGGTGGATGCCCTGGAAAGCGCTCTCGCGGTAGTCAGGCGGCTTTCGGCCCATGCCAACAAGGCGGCCTCCGACCAGCCAGCGATCAGTGCGCTGGACCACACCATTAAGGTTGCTGCGGTCGTGGATTCCACGTATCTCTTCCCAGAGGATCGCATGGACCTGATCCTGGGTCGGCGCGGTAGTGACTACCATCACTTCGTCAGGATCGTGAACGTCAACCCACCAGGCCGACAAGGCGGCGGCCAGGAAGCTCTTTCCCAGGCCGTGGGCGGCATGAACCGCCGTGCGCTTGTTCTGGGCCACCGAGTAGGCAATGTCCTTCTGGATAGACCAGAGATGGATGTCAGCCCGCTGCTTAGCCCACTCAACCGGGTCAGAGGTGAGATGCTGGGTTTCCCATAGCCCGGCCGCAAGCCGGGCTATCGAGTCAGGCAATGTAACCCGGTACCTGCGAGCATTCGCACTGGCAACCGACCTTGAAGCAGGGCCGGTGCTTAGCCACGGTCTTGAAGCTGAAGGCAGCCTTGTGGGCCAGGCACCTCAGGCAGTAGTCGCGCCTGTCAGCACCGGGTGATTCCGGTGTATCCGGGAACGGCTGAAGCCTGCCCAAGATGCGCCTTAGAAGAGTTCGGAAAGGATGAACAGCCCGGCGGCCAGGACGATAACCAGGATCACCGGGAGCCATGACCACAACTGAGCTAGTCCTTCCCGGGTTCAAGTGCCCTCAGCCGCAACGGGACAGCCGTTGCGGCCTTAGCCTGCTGGGCCTTAGTGAGGTCCAGGTCGTCCAGGACGGCCTTGATGACGCTTACCAGCATGACGGCCTGGGCCTCATCGATCTTCACCCGGCGCTCAGCGATGCCCAGCCGGACATAGCTGGTAATAATCTTGTCGCAGGAGAGGATCGCCCGCTCATACAGGGCCACTTCAGCCCTCAGCTGCTCACCGTGGGCGTGATCGTAGCGAAGGTGCCCGTTTTCCTGAAGGTCGAACACGGTTTCCCTCAGGACCTCGCGGAACCAGACGGCTTCCTGCATAAGCCGCTCATGCTCGGTAATGGCATCAGCCATCTGCTCGAAGCCCCTGGCGGCCATGCGCTTCCTGAAGTTCTGCCGGGCGTTCTTCTGGGCGATGACAGCGGCCTTGGTCGGCCTCGGGCTGGCTGGCAGGACGCTAGCCGGTTCCTGGATGTGCACCTTGCAAGTGTCATAACCGGCCATGCGGATTCTGCGGCAGGGCGGTCCCTTGGCAGTCGGCTTACCGCAGAACTCGGCTGCCCGGTCCTCATGCGTCCTAGGCGGAATGATCCCTCCAGATCAGTTAACGAGTGCCGGGGGGCGGATTTGAACCGCCGACCTACGGATTATGAGCCCGCTGAGCTACCGAACTGCTCCACCCCGGTCTGTGGCCCAGCTTTCAAGGATGAACTGGGCGGAACCTCGCTAAGGCCGGTCACGGGAAGCCAGCCGCAAGCAGCTGGGAGGATCGCTGGCAGACGATCGTTTAGTCCCCACCGGCACTCACCCGCCACGGTGAGTAAAAGAAGCCCGGCCTACTCAAGAGCCACCCGAACGGGGATGCTCTCCCTCCCTCGACCTTGAACATCCTCGGCCGGGCAAGATCATCTGGTATTAACTAAGCTAGATAGGTTAGCTAGGTTAGCAGTATTGATCACGTTGTCCCGGCGGCGACTCCAAGGGAGCCGCCGTACCGGACGGTGCGTGATTAGCACTGTTTAACTAGTCTCTACTTATTATGCTTCATGTTGATCTTGGCAGAAAAAGACGATGCACCTTAAAGATTTGGCAAAGGAAATTTAGGCCCAGGTCAGGGACTTGGCTTTACCAAATCGTTACAGGCTTACAAGAAGGGACCGCCGAGGGAGAGAGGGAACCCGACCCCGGCGGCCAGGGCCATCATAGCCGTCCCAGACCATCACTGTCATCCCGGCAGTGTGCTGTCGGCCCCTGAGAGGGCCGACGCACGAGATCGGGTCAACAGTATTAACTATGGTGTGCCAGGCCAGCCAGCCCGCTACCCTGCCGATCATGAAAAGCTGGCTGCCACTGCTCGTCTCGTCTATCCTTATCGCCCTAACGCTCTACGGGCTAATCTGGATTCAGCTCCGATAGGCCGCGGAGGTTAAGACGATCTTGCCGGGCCTTAGTAATGTGATCTTGAAAAATATTCCGGGCGTGATCCGTCTCTGGACAACCCCTGGCATCTCGATCGGCAACGGCAACTGCTCTTAGGGACAGTCCTATGTCGCCAGTGTGACCAGCGCAAACGAGTCTTAACGCTCTTAAGGGGACAGCTTGGCATCAAGATCATTAAGCAATACCTAGTCTAACTAGGTATGTCCGAGTGTGCGAGGCCTAGCATTAGCCACCTTAAGTACCCTTAGCCCTAACGGCCCTAAGCCAGTCCCTAACAGCCTGCCTATGGCTATCCCTAAGCCAGTGCTGCCCACGGCACTAACCAT